CCAGGTTGCGCGGGCCGATTGGTATACGCTGGCACTTCGCTGCCCGCTCGGCCTGATCACCCACGACGTGAGGTTCACTGAATCCGTGCAAGGCCCGCAGGCTGTGGGGACGAAGTTTTGGCGGTATACTGCCCGCGTCGAGCTGCGCGAGCGGCCCCTGCTCGAACCGGGCTGGGCCGAGCTCCTGCCCGACTACATTCTGCTGGCTGACATTTTCGACCGGGCCGTCAATTTTGAATGGCCTGAATGGCAATACCAGACGCTAATGCCCGTTTTTGACTTCGCAGTTAATCAGGAGTGGCCGCAGCCATGACCAACACCTACAACACCGGCAACTCGCTCGGCTCGACCGACCCGCGCGACCTCTACGACAACGCGAGCAACTTTGACGAGGGCATGAATAAAGTCGGGCCGTCGTTTACCGACCGGCTCGGCGTGCTGCGCAAGACGTGGAACGGCATGGAAACCGAGTTCGACCTGGCCCAGGCGGGGCGGGAGGCCGAGTTCCAGGCGTTCCTCGTGGCGTCCGGGTATGTGTCGCTCGGCAATTACGCGGCGGGCCTCAACTTCACCGCGTACAACCAGTACATGGCGCGCGACGGCTTCTTCTATCGGCCGGCGCCTAGCTCGATTCCCTTCACGACCACGGGTACCTGGGCCGGGGGCGACGAAGATCTGTTCGTGCTGCTCTCTGCTGATGATGTGCTGCGGCGGGATTTAGCCAACTCGGCGGACCCGGCGAAGGGCCCCGGACTGGTGGCGTTTGCCCCCGGCACGCCGTACCCCCCGCAAAGCGTGGGGGCCGCACTCCGGGCGTTCGTGAGTGTCGATTGGCTCGGTGCCGTCAGTGACGGCGCGGCGGACGACACCGCCGCAATTCGCGCGGCTATATCCCACGCGCAGGCGCTAGGCGTTGGCACCGTTTACCTCGGCAAGCGCCATCGTATTTCCGAAACCATCACTATCCCGGCAGGTATCACCCTTGAGGGGCAGGGCCGTGACTGTCGGGTTATCCCCACCGTTGGTGGCACCTATACCGCCGGATTCCTGTTCCTGATTAACAGCACTGACGGAACAAACTGGACCGTTGCGTTCCCGAACACCATGAGCGGCGGACTGCGCAAGGTTACCTTCTGGAACGGCGACGTGGCAGGGACCCCGACAGTCGCACCGCTACGGGGCGTGCGCGGCTTCGGCTCCTGCGTGATAAGCCAGATTCGTGGCCGTAACATGACGCAGATGGTCAGCCGTCCGGGGGGCGGCGTCTATTCCGATTCGTTCGATGTTGATGACATCTACTGTGAGCCGGTGATCGGCGATGAGTATCAAGTTGACGTTCGTGGACTCGGTGACGGCCTTCGCGTCGGAAAGCTGCACTTCCCCTATAACGCGCTAAATCCCGGCACTGGCACGCCGCTTGGCCTGTACGTCGCTAGCGCTTATGGCGGGCGGATTGGCGAATGCGTCGGCGGCGATGTGTTCATCGCCAGGTCCAAGGTCGTGATTGATTGTGGTCACTATGAGCGTTCGCGCATCACCGTCGATGGTGCGAACGTAGACATTCGATCCACCTATATCTCGGCCAGCAACAGGCTGCCGCTGGTGCTGGCCAACACAACCGGCCATGAATGCGTCGTCACCCTGGACGCCTGCGAGTTCATCTATCTGGCAGGTCTGCAGGAGTGGCAGGGTAGTGACATCAGCATCGCCACGGGCGTAACCCTGGAGGTTCGCAACAGCTACCGGCGATATACAAAGAACAGTGCCCTGGATACGAGCCAGCAGCACGGCTTGACCCTCGAAACCAACACCGCGACACCCATCACCGCCTGGAACCGTTACAGCTACGCGCTGAGTCGTCAGGGCCGTGTGTACCGTGGCCAAGTGGTCGATCAGACATTCAGCGTGTCACCTCTCAGCGCTTCCTTCACCGGTATCAGCAGTGCAGCTGTTGACTCAACTGAATCGTGGGGGATCGCCAGCGGCACCTACTACTACCACGCGCAGTACATGCTGGACACTGGCCGACGTGTCGGGCGCACCGGCACGGCTGGCGAGCAATCTGTCGCGCTGACCAATGGCGGCAGTGGTACAAGGCTGGCCATAGAGTTCAACGGAAAGCCGACAGCGGCAATTCTTCGCGTGTATCGCGGAACATCGGCTGGCAGTTACACCAGCTTTGTCGACATTCCCGTGTTCTCGGCTCGTATTTTCTACGACTCAGGCGCTGCCCTTAATGGATATCCGTGGCAATCGCGTACAGCAGGCGCAGTGGATACGATCAACGAATTGGGAGAGGTTGGTGTAGAGTTCTCTGGCGGGTCTGTCGCTGTGCGAGCAGCGGGAACGCCGACTGTTGGCACTTGGTTGGTGGGTGACGACATTTACCGGACAGCCCCTGCGGCTGCTGGTAAGCGAGCATGGACGTGTACTACTGCTGGTACGCCAGGAACTTGGAAAGCCTGGGGCGTAATTGACGCATGACAATCCTCGAACAGGTATACGCTAGCGGCGGGGACGTGATAATCCCCACGCTGGAGCTGTCGTGCGACGAATGGCCCGCCCCGATCCTGATTTGCAACGGGTTCGAGGACCAGACCTGCACGACCGAGGACGCCCGCACGCTGACCTTCGTGGCGGCGGGCATCAGCGTCGCGCTGCCGAAACGCAGCAACAGCGGCGCCGAGTCCCTGACGTTCGGCATCGACAACGTGACCGGCGAGGCGCAGCAGCTTATCGACCAGGCGCTAGAAGCCGAGGCCCGCGTGCTGCTGACGTTCCGCATTTTCCTCGCCAGCGATCGCAGCGGGCCCGCTGAGGCGCCCTACCGCTTCGTGGTCAAGAGCGGGCAGATCAAGCGGACCCAGATCGAAATCACGGCCGGCTTCTTCGACCTGATCAATACCGCCTGGCCACGCGATCTGTACACCCTAGAATTCGCGCCGGGGCTGAAATACCTATGACGCACTGGGCCGAGCACTACCTGGGCGCGACCTACGAAGACGGGGCGCGCGGGCCGGATCGTTTCGACTGCTGGGGCCTGGTCCGCGACGCGCGGGCGCGGTTCTGCGGGTGCCGGCTGCTGCCGTCCTGGGGCCACGTGCGGAACACACAGCCGGCCGAGTTTACCCGGGCCTATGCGGCCGAGTCGGCGGCGATGGAGGAGTGCGAGCCCGAGCAGGGCGCTATCGCGGTCTGCTTCCGTGGTAGGATTGCGCATCACGTCGCGCTAGTCGTAGACGCCGACAGCCGCCAGTGGGTACTCGAAATCAACCCCGGCGCCTCGGCCCGCCTTCGACCTCTCGCGGCATTTCTGCGCGACCATACCCGTGTGAGGTTCTACCGTGACCGTCCGAGTCTACCCGAGCAAACTTGACGGCGAGCCCTTGGAGCACCACGCCACGGCCGAGGCGCAAACGGTAGACGCCTGGCTGCAGGCAAACGTCAAGGGATACCGCCCACTCGCCTCGCCCCCTATTTCTGCCGCACTGAATGGCCGCCTGCTCGACCCGAACGAGTGGGGCGCGGTGACGTTCGGCCCCGACGATACGCTTGACCTGTTCCCCGAACCGAAAGCCGCGGGCGCGGCCTTCATTGCCGCATACGGCGCGTACATTGCGGCCGCCATTGCCGTGATCGCCGTCCTGCTGATGCCCAAGCCGGCCACGGGGGCGCAAAAAGGGCGGACGCGCGGAAACCCGCTGGAGGAGGCCAGCGCCAAGGGCAACAAGGTCAAGATCAATTCGCCGATTCGGGAAGTCTCTGGCGAGGTCAAGGTGTACCCCGACTATCTGCTGCCCCCGCGTCGGTTTTATGAGTCGAAGCGCCAGCAGGCCGTTGAAATGCTGCTGTGCATCGGTAAGGGTGAGTTCGACCTGCCCGCCAGCCGGATTCTTGTCGGGGATACCCCGCTTGTTTCGCTCGGGGACGACGCCGCCTTCGAGATATTCCAGCCCGGGGAGGACGTAACCGGTAATTCCGCCGGCACGTGGTGGCACTCGGCTGCCGAGGTCGGCCCCACGTCTACCGGATCGGCGGGCTTGGAGCTGACCACC